CATAGTAAATAAGGGGGCTTGACACCCCCTCTATTTAATTATAATTCAAAGTCAGATGCTCCACCATTAGAAGCAACAGGCTCAAATGTAGCTGCCGCTTTAGGCGCATCATTTGTCTTGTTAATACTTCTTACATGTGTAGCTTTGTCAAAGTTAATTAGTCTAGTATTATCTACACCTAATTTTTCCATAGGTACACCATCTCTAGATAGTTTAGGTAAGTATAGATCATTGTTAACATAACCTTCTTTGTTTTCCCATTCACGTGAACCTAAGCATACGTTAAAGAATTCACTGTTAGAAAACAAATCATTACATTTAGTAATAAACTCTTCAATTGTAGCAGCTTCAATAGCATCAAGCTTATCACGCCCGCCAATAACTTCACTAACAAATATCATAGCTTTTAAGATCTCTTGATCTTTACTAATCTCTCTACCATTATCTAATGTAGCATCTTTGTAAGGGAACGGAGCCATTCTTACTCTTGCAATCTGTCCTTCATATCTTCCTAATGACTCATTATTCTGGTCACGTAAAAATCCTTCAAAGTCACCTTTAATAGGCTCACTCTCTACATGTAAATGTATCTGATATGCATTAGCATCCCACGGAGTCTTGTCCATAGATATACTATTAATTCTTACTACTGCGTTGCCTGGTCCCATTAAAGGTCTAAGCTTGCCACCACCTGTGGCCATGTCTTTTGTACTTAACATACTTTCTTTTTTTTAATTAATTAATTGATTATTGTTCATACTCTGTTATACAGTCTTTAACAAACTGTAAGTCATTATCTATAAATGGTTCTTTAAACATGTCAATTGGAGACTTGCATGTGTTTTCTCCATTATTAACTGTATCAAAACCATACTCTAGTCCATCATCAGTTTTGTTTACTCTACCAAATAATACTATAGAGAACAAACCTTCTAGTGTTAAAGTATTGTCAATCATTTTACCTATTGTTTTAGCTTTAACTTTTCTATTACCATTGCCGTCTACTGAATCCTCTGAATGAGTCAAGAAAAATATAGTTAAGTCTTCTCTCATATCTTTAGGCATCTTAGCAACCTGCGCTAAGTTAGCTGCAATCTGAGTAAACTTATCATATCCTTTTTCATGTGCTCTGTCAAAGTATTCAAAACTAGACATGTACTGCCAGTCATCTATGACTAACGTTTTTATATGTGGCATCTTATCATTAACATGATTCATAGCCTTAATGATACCTGCTGCTGAACTAGCAGATGTCATGTTACCTTTAGGAGTTTCCTTAGATATACTAGTATAATTCTTTTTCCATCCCTTAAATGGTAAAGGTTTGTTAGCTATGTTAATTATAAATGTTTCTTTAGGATTTAATTTCCTAATTGATGTAGACTTTCCAGTCCCTGAGTCAGCTATGACTAATACGCTTTGTGCCATTCTATTTTAATTTTGAGTTAATACTTAATAATGCTCTTTCTATTCCTTTTAATACATCAACTATATCCCTCTCTGTCTCCGGGTTAGGTAATGTAGTAAACTCTTTGCTTACAGTAGCTTCAACAGTATTTCTAGATGTCACATCATTTAGTGCTTTTAATTCACTGACAGGTACAATGTGTCTCTGAAATCCTGAGTTACTTGTAATCATTTCATACTCATCTTTCCAATGAGGATTATACTTAAGTAAGTATAGTGTTCTCTTTGGATCTTCTGATTTATAATCAATGCTTACAAATTCTGTATATATATCCATATTATTTTCTAATTCACTAGGGAAGAATGTAATATGTAATTCATCTTTACCTTGAGGTCTATATGCCATCTTAGGTATGTATGCAGGCTTGTCTATTTTTTTATCTGTAAAATAATCAGCATGCTCTTTATATAATAATTTAATACTTGCTTTACGTTCTTGTGGTGTCATATATTTATTGTCTAATTTGTTGAGGTGGTGTGTCCATCTCCATTATTTCCATACGTTCAAATGCTGCTTTAAAGAATGACATACGTGCATCACCATTCCTTGCTTTAAGAAAGTGTAATACAAGAGTCTTGTCATCTTGTATAACATATCTGTCTGGACCATAAAATCTAATCTTCTGTTTAGCTGGCCTATTAATACCAATCAATGTATCAGCATGTTGTAGCATTGCATCCGAGCCAAATATATCTGACTCAAG